TTTAGCTTACGCTGTTAACTGGAGCTTTGTATTGTGATTCGTTCAAGCGAACGGTCATATTTACAAAAGCATCAGTAGCTGAATCAGTAATAAGATATGCATAGCCTGTAATCTGGAATTGACCAGATGTCGCGACTTCTGCTGTTAAGTACGTTGAGCTGATACCAGTTGATGTTGAACCACCTGGAGACGCGACGCGCCAATCACATTCAGCACCGATAGCAGTCTGAACTGAATCAGTTCCTGCTGTTCCTGGATTTGCGAATTGAACGTCATAAATCGTTTCTGGATCATCATAAACCCAAGCGACAACTTGTGTACCAGTAGTACCACCAGTCCAGAATGGAGCGATAGTAGGTTTACCAGTTGAGTCCAAGTATTCTACACCGGCAAAAATACCGAGTAATGAAATACCTGCAGCAGTACCAGAACGAGTACCGTCTGAAGTGCCGAGTTCAATTGTACCGGCAGTGACTAATTTAACTGGATCACCAGAATAAATAGACGCAGCGTATGCGCTTGCGATTGTATAGGCTTTAGGACGCATCTGACCACTGTTGTGGAAAGAAGGTCTAAATCCGTAAGGTGCGCTAGTTGAAGACATTATTAGCTCCTAAAAGGAATAAGTTAAAAGGTTGCGTCAAGAAAGCTCAAATTGAGCTTCCCGATGTTCTCCGATTTCTAGATTACCATCCCCAAGCGTCAATCTTGACTTTGATGACTTTGCCTGTTGCTCTAAAAACTCTGCGGTGTCAGTGAGTTTTTCTTCCTCACGCATCGGAGCGTCATGATGAGCTTCTCTCATATATTTCTCGTATAGAGACATCGGCAATTTGAATGCTAACATTTCATTAACACCGATAAATCCTGACCAGTCGCCTGTTTTAAGCGTTGCGTATTCCCAGCCAGGAACGTCTTCTGGCTTCACGGGTTCATACCCTAATCGGATACGCATTTGTATAGAGTCACGAGGATTAGTCGTAGTTAACCAGCAGCAGTGCCATCCAGGGATCTTTGGTAAATCTGGTAAACTGGAGTTGAAAAAACTTTGACGGAACATTTCAACCCGCTCATCTTCTGTAACTTCACGATTTTGAGTAACTGCACGATCTGTCATCGCACGATTGTCGCGGTTGTCACCAGCGGATTTCTTTAAGCGTTCGTCTGTCATAATATTCGCTCCTATTCAGCGATTGAAAATAAGTATATTGTATAAAAATAAAAAAGCAAGCTATTCATCATTTTTGATTACGGTCATATTCAGCGTAACGCTTGACGTATTTCATTCGTAACACCGGATCATCCCACACACCGGCTTCAACTAAGGCTGCTTTACGTTCAGGACTAATGTAAATTTCTTTACGGGTAGAAGACGGTGCATGCTCACGACCTGATCCTACGGCGGGACCTCCACGTGGTGTACGTTCTTCACGAGCTTCTCGTTCTTTCGGTTGTTTTTTAAATTTTTCTGGTAATCTGCGCGCAACTCGTTTACGCAATTCATCCCAGTATTCTTCTGTCTGTGGATTTAATCCATCTTTTGCTAGAGCTTGATCAACTGCTATAACAATCGCCGAATCTTCATCACGACCTTGTGCATCATACCAAGGATTATCAGCAATAAATTCTTTTGCGTAGTGCATTGTTAAATCATCAATTTGATTCGGTTGCACTACGGGACGCTGCTGAGCCGCCTGTTGTTTTTGATACTGTAACTGTTGAACCTTCGCTATAGCTTGATCACGGTAACGTAAGGCTTGCGCCACGTCTTCTCCGTTTCTACTTTCAACAGCCTTAGCGATCACGCGCTCTGCCATGTCTGCTTCTTGAGCAGCTTGAGCTATGTAAGCGTCGTAAGAGCTTAAATCTGTTTGATGTGCACGAACTTCTTGAGCAGATACGCGGCGCTCTAAATCATCATTGCGTTTACGAAGGAAATCTAGCTCTAACTTGTCACGACTAATCGCTTGTGTTTTTCTTTCTTTACGTTCTAGTTTTTCTTTTCTACGACGTTCACGAATAGCTTCACGCTCGTCTTCTACGTCGTCATTATCATCAGATCTAGCAATCTGCTCATCATAAGCCTCATCACTTAAATCTTCTTCGTTTTCAATGATTTCAATTTCATCATTAGAATCTTCATCATCTTCTCTAATTACATCTACCATAACTCATCTCCTTTAGATGAATGCTCTGATCGCTAACGGATCACCTGTGACTTGACCGATAATATCAAGGTCGTTAAAAATTACAAACATTGCGGACTCATCACTATCAGGAACTTTAACTTCCCAACGATCACCGCCGTACTTCGCCACTCTGACAAACTCACCTACGGTACACCAGTCACCTTCTGGCCATGGTGTCATGTCATTTCTATTTTTGAACGCGAGAGGTCCGAGTGAAATAACTTTACCCACCTGCGTGTTCCATTTTTCAGTATCTTGTGTTCCGGTATCTAAAATAATACCACCGCGTGAAACTTTTTTCGGAGTGCGAATCTGAATCAGAACGCGGCTGCCGAAAGGCTGAATACCTGCATCTACTGCTGGGAAAGCCTCTATCATTGCATTCTCAAAGGTCGTTGTCACTGTGTTTATCCTCGTCTATAAGATTTAAAAGTACATTAATTGCCGCTTCATATCCGGCAACTGTCCCGACGCGATACCCGTACTCAAAGGCATCGCGTGAGTGTGGGTGCTTCAGAGCCTCAACCGCAAATGTCTGCTGTTCTACTTTGAGCTTGTTGAGAAACTTAGTTTCTAAATTCACGCAGGCGTCTTAGGAGTTGAAGGTGCTGCAGGTAATTTTTGTCCGTCTAACTTTTCACCGGCAGCCATACGTTTATGTTGCTTAACGAAAGCGCCGGTCATAGGTACTTCTTTGCCTTTTGTATCACTCATGTTACATCTCCTTACGGATTGAAGTCAATGCCTGTCCCTGTCGTCAATGATGTTTTACTATCATGCTCTAGTTCTGCGGCGGTAATAAGTTTAGCAGTGTCATTGTCAGCTGCGTTAATCGCTTCACGAGCTTGAATCTCAGCCATTGCGCGTTGATTCTCAGCGTTTATTCTAGCCTGCTCTGATTGCATTTTGTCTGAACGTTCTTGCTGTTGTGCGGCAAATTTTGCTTGTTCAGACTGTGTTTGTGTTTGTAGTTTAACTTGTTCAAGCTGTAATCGTGCTTGATCAGTTTGCGCTCTCTGATCCAACGCTTTTTGTTGAATCCCTGCGCTAATTTGTGCAATCTCAAGAGAATTATCAGACTGCTGAGGTGGAGGTTCAGGCATGTACTTTTTAGCTTCTTCAGCTACTGCATTAAGTTCTTGACCGAAGTTACCCATTTGCTGTTCAATAAACTGTTGAACTTGCAAAATAATAGGTACTTGTTGATCTGGTTTATCTTGAATCAAATCTTCTTTCTGCGCCTTATCTACAGCGTTATGTGACTCAACCATGTAATAATTGAGCAGGTGGTCACGTAAATGCATAGCCATAGGGAATAAATATGACTGAGCGATGAAAGGATTAGAACCGAACAACGGTGATTTCAAGAATGACATGTGCGTAATGATATGAGCCATGTGATCTTGAGACGGGAGTACGTAAATAGGTGACGCCATAACCGCAGCTACGTTTTCAGACACAGGATCCATGTCATCTTGCGCCGGCTTCGGCTTCAACACTTCGCTGTCAGGTACTTTTAACGTTCTGAGGAACATCTCTTCAACTTTACGTAGGTCATATAGCTGCGGATATAGCTGAGAACGCTGCATAATTGCCTGAATTTGAGCAAAACGCTGTGTTTCACTGAAAATAGCAGGGTCACTCACCGGAATAACGTCCATCGGACCGTCAAAATCTGACGGATCAATATCAATACCGGATATTTGCGCTTCGATGTCTTCAGTAGTCAAGTATGCGCTGTTGATTCGGTGCAAAATCTTCAAACTACGTGCCATTGAGCTGTGTAAACGCGAGTGAATCGAGTTAAACACAACCATACCTTGTTCAATCAACGCCATCGTAGTGCCGACAGGTTGATTTGGATTCTGATCTGACAGTTTTTCAAACGTGGTTTGCACAACACCTTTACCGGTATCAACAAGGAAACCAAGCAACTGCATCAAAACAGGTGAAGGACCGTTGAACGGTAAAGGCATAGCAAGTTTACGCACGTCATCAATGAGAGCACCGCCTTCCATTTCAACAACTTCAGTAGGTTGTACGTTCAACGTCTGCCCACCAGGACCGCCTTTAAGTTTGAGCAGGGTGGGAACGTTTTGAATATGCGCTGAATCAAGTAGAGCGCGTAGAGCGCCGGTAGCTGCACCTGATAAACCGCCGATCATGTGAGTCAAACCAATAGGGTAAGCACCACGCCAAGGTACAAAAGCAAACTCAACAATCCAGTCCAACTCTTTCTTTTGAGGGTCGTCCGGTTCCCAGTTACGGTAAAGCGATAAACCTTTCTCAGTAGACTTGTCTACGCTAAGTATGTAAGGTTCAGGACCATCACCAAAGTCTAAGTATGTGTAGATTTCAAAAATGGTACGCAATCCGTCTTCGTTGTAACTAAGATCTTTTCTACCTTCAATTTTATCGTTAGCTTGAGATGCTCTACTAAATTCAGGATCAGTAGGCACACCGAGATCAACATCAATATACATACCACTTTTAACACGACGATCATATTCAAACTTAGTAATATATTGTACATGAGTTTTACGCTCCGCTGTGTAAAAATTAGTAGCAGCGAACGGCAGGTAAACGTCATCAATCGGTACAAACTCAGACACCGGACGTTTATGTAAAGAGTTCCACATGAACTTCATATACTGACCACCGCCGAGCGGTAGCTGTGTACTGAGTTGTTCAAGCTCACCACGAAACTCAACCATCTGCTCGGTTAACTGCCAATTCATAAAGTCTGCTTTACGATCTGCTTTCTCTACCTTTGTTTGATCTTTCTCACCGACAATCTTACTTTTAACAGGACCATTAGCAGGGAAGATCTCCTTCATAACACGGGCAGAAAAGTCTACGCATGCTTCAACGAGCATCGGATGAACGACCTTATTAGCGCCGGTGAACTGAGCGCCTCCCGGAGCATCATCACCTAAACCGGTACGGCGAATACCTTCTTCGTATTGCTTGTCACGTTTTTCGCGTGCTTCTTTATCGTTAGCTATTTTGTCAATCAATTCGTTAATTGACATTTTCAACTCACCTTGATCTACTTCATCAATAATATTTGCGAAGTGTTCTAAATGAGTTTGCTCATCTTTTTCATTTTCAATACGTATGATTGCGCCGCCGTCGTCAGTGTCTTCAACTTCGGTATTGTCTTCATCAAACTCGACGTCTTCACCTTCCTGTTGATCATCTTCGTTTTGATCTTCGTAATCGTCTTCTAATTGCTTCGCCATCATATGCCTCTGTTTGTTATTGGGTAGCTGATCAAGCAGCCATTAAATCATCGTAATGCGCCATAGCTCTGCGATATAATTCGTCTTGCTCAGAAGTTACTGAACCGCCTTTTGAGAACGGTAAGTTATACTCTACTTGCACTTGACGACCTTCGCTTTTATGATCAGCGGGTTCAAAATAGTTAGCGCTCAAATTACCGTCACCGACTTTACCCGTGTATCCGGCAGTGTAACCGGACAAGTCGTCGCTGTACTTTGTGTGTAAACCTTGTAAGCCTA